CCAACTATTGGGGATTTTATTATTGTAATGGTATATTTCCATTATTAATGCTATTTTTCAATTGCTGTCCAGATACTTTTGACGTTCTAGACCCTTTACCACCACTAGTGGTTTGTTGTTCTTTCTGTTCTTCTATTTGCTCTTGTCTTCTTTCGAAATCCTTGGTTAGCATACCTAAGTAATATCTTCTTTCATAGGTTGGCATTGCCATAACATCTGAATACGTCATGTTTTTCATATGTTGAGTACAAATCCAAACCTCTTCCAATAAAGGTATCTTATAGTTAGCTGTTAGGCCAAAAAAATCGCATGTTAAGCGGAAGAAAGGTAGCGACCGACCCTCCCCCTGGGGTCGTCACATTGATATTTAGGTCAATGCCACTTTCAATACTTGCAATATAATCCATCAAAGCTTTACCATCACCAATTCTAAGTGTTGATACAAAATCTTTAATATAATTTTTATCTCTCGTTCCATTTACATCAACAATGATTCTTTCAATAGTATACGTTGTTGTGTTATCGATTGGTAATTTCTTCTCTCTTTCTTCTTCTATGATTCTTTCAATATCATCAACATCACCACATGTTAAAAACTTAAATTTAATTTGATTTTTAGATAATGGTAGAATAAAATCAAACAACCCTTCAGAATCTGGTTCAGCACCTAAGTTTTTTGTGTTTAACTCTTGTAGATTGATATCAGTTTCAAATGGTTTGTTATTCTCGTCATAAATAGTAACTGGATACATTTCACCATAACCAGTTGCTCTTAACCAAAGCATAATAGCATTTCTATCACCAACTGTTAAATCTCTATATCTAATACTAGGTTCTAAAAGTTTTCTATTGATAAGAATCTCCAAGAACTCACCACTAGCCAATAAGTTTGGACTAGTAAGAATATTCTCATCAGCTGTAGTCATATACGCAACTTTTACATTTGGTTTTTTACTTGGATACATTTTACCTTGAGAAGGTAAAGGAATCACATCAAATGGAGCGTTGTAATTAGGTTGACTAATCTCATAGATATACGGGTCTATATTAGATGGGTTCTGACCATAACTAGTAAAATTATTAGTAGGTGGAACCGATGGAGGTGTTGGTGGTACATAATTATTATTGAAATTATTTGGTGTACCTTGTTGATTTTGATTCATATTTGTTTCGTTATTTAATTCATATAACCCAGAGTTAGTTTCAACATTATCATTTCCTCTAGCTGATGCTTGATTAGCTTGTTGTTGATATCTTAAAATGTTCTCTTGGTTTATTCTTAATTGTTCATCTCTTTTTCTTAACAATTCAGCATTTGGGTCTTCTTGAACTTGAGTTGGTTGTTCAACACGTTGAATAACTCTTTCAGATAATTCTGGGTGTTGTACTTTACCAGATGTATTCTTAGCTTCAAGTTGTTTCTGTGTACGCATTCTCATAGCTTCTACCGCATTTTGATGACCTTCTGGTGTATCTGATGGTAAAGCAGCATTTGAATAGATTTCGTTAGTTGCTTGTGCTTTCTCAGCTTCAAAAGCAGCTTTCTTAGCTTCTTCCGATTGAATCGCTTCCATTTGTTGTTGACTAGGAAAAACGTTGGGTTTAATGTCCATATAAAACTTATTATTAAATTTGTTATAACTTTAATGATAAATATAGATATTAAACGTTTTTTGTAAATAGAAACCATATAAAATAAAAAAACCACTCGTTAAAGTGGTTTCTTATTTTATTTATTTATTTTTAAAATTCGCTTCTGAATTGTTGTGTGATACTTCTATATTGTTGTGCTTGACTAGTTAAGTTATTAGCATCCATTTTGTTAGCTAACATAGTATAAAATTCACCTTTTACTTGGTCATTAGAATCAGCCAATGAATCTTTAGCTCTCAAATAAACTGTGTTATCATCACCACCATGCATTGTAGTTGCAACCAAAGAATCAGTAATTCCATCAATATCAATCTCTGGACCACTAATACCTTTTGATTCAAAATAACGTTGTTCAGTTAATAAATTAACCTTTTTGAAATTTTTAATTTTATCTGATTTTCTCATAGTCTTTTAATATATAAATACTACTTAAAACTAAAAAAACACTATTGTTATTTAATTTTTAATAACCATTTCTTATTACCACAATCATAGATTCTATTAAAACCACTTTCTTTCATTATTTGACGTTCTGATTTAGACGGGTCAAACCCTTCTTTAACTAGAACATCTTTTCTGTATTTAAATCTATATTCGCGTTTATTGTTAATCACATAGAAATAATTAGGTGATGAATCATGAACAAAATCAAAACCCAACTTTTTATATAGATTACCTTGACTCCATCTTCTATCTGCATAGCTGATTATTTCTATGGGTGTGTATGTATTTATAAAGTATTTAAGTAACTTATCCGCACCACCAATAACTGTTGTGTCTAGTTTATTACAGAACCTAAGTAATTCATATGAACCTTCTTTAGATATAGACCCCAATGATTTTCGTAATAAACCAAACGTCATCAAAGATACCAATTCATCATCGTAATATAATCCTAATTTAATTTTAGAATTAACGTTGCCTTGAATATGATTGGTATTTAAAAATGTTTTAGAATCTTTTGGTGTTACTTCTCTTATCTGTGTTTTCCTACCATATATTTTATTAGATGTTAACCCTAAGATATTCATCAATCTAGACTTAACTATCTCTTGTTTATCTCTCCATTCATCTTCAAATACATGTATAAGTTGAATTGAATTATCCTCACATTCAATTGTTTTATTTAAGTGATAATTATTATTTACGTGATTATCATCGTGCCAATACAACCCATCATATTCAATAGCTATATTTTTAGATGGAATATAGATATCTAATTCTTTCCCATTTAATATCACCCTATTATTTTCTTCGATTTGAATACCCAATGAATTAATAAAATCTTTTAAATTAGATTCTGGCCTAGATGTGCCTAAATTACTACATTTACTACAACCATATTTTTTTGTTAAATGATTATCTGGGATTTGTTCAAAATCACCATGTATGGGACAATTAATTGTTACTTTAATTGTAGCATTAATATAATTAACTTTTTCATAACTATATTTATTATTATGGATTTGATTACCATTATCTATAAATTCACTAATTGATTTTGTTCTACTTTTTGAATTTGATAAAATACCACATAATTTACAACCACCATTTATTAAATGAGATTCTGGTCTTTGCTCATGTACACCATGTATTGGGCAAATGATTTTAACTTTAGTTTTTGAGTTAACATATTCAACCAATGAATAGTCATATTTGTTATTATGTTTAATATTAGACCTTTTAACAAACTCATCCAACCCCATTTTTCTAGAATTAGAAGAATTTAAATCACCACACTTTGAACAACCTTGACCTCTTAAATGGTCACTAAATCTTTGTTCAAAGACACCATGTATTGGACAAATGATTTTAACTTTAGTTTTGGAATTAACATAGTCAACCAATGAATAGTCATATTTGTTATTATGTATTTTATTTCCTTGTGTCTTTAATGTTTTTGGGATATTATTATAATTCTCATCACCATATTTATCTAATTTAGTTTGTTTTACCTTCCCAACAAACGACTCATGTTGAGGAAAACTATCAACACCATACTTAATTTTAATTGCTTCTGATGCTCTTTTCTCTAATAAACCACTACTATTTGCACATGGTAAAGAACAAAAATTACGATAACCTTTAAGTAGAGTATCTCTAAATTCTACATTAACACCACAACCTAAACATTTTTTAATCTCAGTGTCATTATTAATAAAATGCCAAACTTGTTGTTTAAATGGTAATTCGTTTAAATTATTTTTAACTATGAAAATTTTTAATTCATCATATATTTTTGGTTCATTTTTTTTTAATAACGACTCTCTAGTTTTCCACCCAGATTTATTATCAGTGGTGAAGAAATTTTTATAATCCATACTATTTTATTTTTATACAAATATACCGATAAATATATAGGTATACAAGGATAAATGAAAATTTAATATAAAAAAAAATACTATATCATAATAAAATGATATAGTATTTTTGTAAGTAATTGATAATCAGATAAATATCAAAATAGTAAGATTGCTCTATCAAAACGCAATGTAGTTGTAATCTCAGCAATTCCATCATCATCCATCGATAAATCACCGAATCCAACGTTCGTTAACATGGTACCATCCAATAACCATTTCTCAATAACAACACCCGTTGGGTCAAGCATCTCAAGTTCAACTGGTCTCTTGTATCCAGCCGCGTAACCTTGACGACCAGTGATTGATTCAGAATGTAAACGTACCCATTCCATAATTGCTTGTGCAGCAGATGGACCAATCGGGTCACGGAAAGTTACATCTATTGATTCCCAAGTAAAACGACCAATAACCCATGTAGATGTGTTAAGGAAAGGTATTTCTACTTCATTTTGTGTGATTGAAGGTCTTGATGCTGATGATAACCACCATTGTTGAATCCCTAAATCTGAAGGGAATGTAAGCAACCAACGATTTTTCTTTTTTGGTTCATATGGTAATGGCATTTTCATTAATAAGTCACCCATGGTATAAAATTTTAATTTTTTGTATTATTTTATTTGTTTAAAAGATAATTATTAGTATCTTTGTTAATAAATATCTATAAATGGAAAATAAACTTGATTATTCTAATTTTTTTTTAACAGATAATAAATCTGGTTGGAAAACGTGTGAAAACAAGTTAAAAAATAAATTTAATGATTTATATAGTATGATTAATGACTACTCCAATAAACATAATTTTAACACTTATACATTTAAAGAAAAAATTTGGTTTTTCATCAATAATGAGACCTCACACCCAGAATGTTTAGAATGTAATAAACAATTAAAATTTGGTAAATCACTAAATAATGGTTATGGTAAATATTGCTCATTAAAATGTACAAATAAAAACAATGAACATAAAGAAAACGTAAAAAAAACAAATAATGTTAAATATGGTGGTTCAACACCTTTTTCATCTGACGATATTAAATTAAAAACAATAAAAACAAATATAGAAAGATACGGTGTTGATAACGTAATGAAATTAGATAGAGTTAAACAAATATTTAAAGAAGGCTCTATTAAAAAATATGGTACTGAATACCCAGCACAATCTAAAAAAATTAAAATTAGAATTGAAAATAAAGATAAATTCTCAAATATAAATATAATAAATAATGATTGTGGTCTTTATGAAATTAAATGTGAAACTTGTGAAAATATAAGTGAATTCAACAACAATGAAATAAATTATAGACTTAGAAATAAAATACCAATTTGTAAAACATGTGTTAATTTAAAAAGTAATTTAAGTTATCCAGAAACTGAACTTTTTAATTTCTTAGAAACATTAAATGTAACCCCTACCAATAACAATAGAACAATACTAAATGGTAAAGAACTAGATATATACATCCCATCTCATAACTTAGCTATTGAATACAATGGTTTATATTGGCATTCTGAGTTATATAAACATAATGATTATCATTTAAATAAAACTGAACTGTGTGAATCTTTAGATATTAAATTAATACATGTATTTGAAGATGAATGGTTGAATAAACAAGATATAGTTAAATCTAGACTATCAAATATCTTAGGATTAACACCCAATAAAATATATGGTAGAAATTGTATTATAAAAGAAGTCTCACCTAAAGATTCTAAAGTATTTTTAGATAATAACCACATACAAGGTAATGTGAATGCTAAAATTAAATTAGGTTTATATCACAATGATGAATTAGTTAGTCTTATGACATTTGGATTATTAAGAAAATCAATGGGTGCTACTAACATCGATGGTACATATGAGTTATTTAGGTTTTGTAATAAGTTAAACACAACAATTATTGGAGGTGCTGATAAACTATTAAAATACTTTATAAAGACACATAACCCAAAAGAAATCATTAGCTACGCTGATAGAAGATGGAGTCAAGGCAATTTATATGAAAAATTAGGGTTTGAGTTTGTTCATAATTCTAAACCTAACTATTGGTATATATTAGGCACACAAAGAGAATATAGGTTTAAATATAGAAAAGACATATTAATCAAAGAAGGATTTGACCCAATCAAAACAGAACGTGAAATCATGTTAGAAAGAGGTATATATAGAATATATGATTGTGGTAATAAGGTTTATACCAAAAAAATTAAAATATGAAAAAATTAGATATAACACAACAAGAACTTTTATCACAATACAACGATTCTTTAGATAAACTATTAGATGAATGTGATTGGATAACCTATATCACTGGTGAAATGATATGTGGGTTGGTTAAATCAATCCTAATTAAAAATAACATAGAACATAAACTTTCTAGTGAAGAACTCTTTGTATTGTACGATAAAAAATATGATACATTAAACCTAAAAGAAGGTGAATGGCAAGAAAAATACGGTATTCCAGAAATAATTGAATTTATCTATGGTATATTAGAAGAAAATAATGATTAATTCTTAGTTGATTTATCTAAATCATTAAGATTTGTTAACGCATCTAACCCTAACATGTCTTTTAAGCCATTTTTAGTAGCCAAAGCATTATAATCATCAATAATTTTCTGAGCGTCTTTAGCAATCCTAGAATTAGGTTCTTTCATACCCTTTTCCTCCAATGAATCAACCAATGATTTTAATTTACCCTTATCTTCAAGCGTGTTTTTAATCTTTAAGATTATATCTTTATCATCCAATGCTTTCTCAGCATCAATTTTGTTTCTACCAGTCAAAGGAACACCAATCATCTTAGAAAAACCCATAAGAACATTTTCAGTTAATTGCATTTTATTAGAACGTTCTTTTTGTTCTCTAATCAAAATAGCATTATATTGCTCTGTAGTTATCCTTAATTTCATCTTATGTGTTTAGATATAAATATCTACATAAACAAAAAAAAACATCACCATTATTAATAATAACAAAATATTAATTAATTGTTTGACTTATTAGATATTTATTAGTATATTTGTAATATGGAAAAATTAAATAAGTTTAAAGAGAGTTCTATTTTAATACATTCTAATAAGTATGATTATTCATTGGTTGAATATGTTAGTACTAAAAAGAAAGTTAAAATAATTTGTCCAGAGCATGGTGTTTTCGAACAAACACCAGAAAAACATATAAGTAGAAAGCAAGGTTGTCCTAAATGCAGTGTTAATTATAAAATATCACCAGAAGAATTTATTGAAAAGTCAAAAAAAATACACGGTGATAAATATGATTACTCTTTATGTGAGTATAAAAATGCTAATAGTAATGTTACCATTATTTGCGGTGAACATGGTGAGTTTAAACAATATGCTAAACTTCATATGAGTGGTAGCAACTGTCCAAAATGTTTTGGTAGAGATAAAGACAATAATGATGTTATTAATGCATTAAAACAAGTCCATGGTGATAAATACGATTATTCAATGGTTGAATACGTATCTGAAAAAACACCCATTAAGATTAAATGCTCAGAACATGGTATATTTGAACAAACATTCAATACACATAAAAAAGGTCATGGTTGTCCAAAATGTAGTGGATATTTTATGGATGCAACTTTATTTATAGAAAAAGCTAAAAAAACACATAGTGATAAATATGATTATTCACTTGTTGATTATACAAATAGCAAAAATAAAATTAAAATTATATGTCCAATTCATGGTGAATTTGAGCAAGCACCAAATAATCATTTAGGCGGTAATGGATGTCCAAAATGCAAAGGGTTATCAATAACTGAAAAGAAAACAAAAACAACTGAAGAGTTTATAATAGAAGCTAATTTAACACATAACAATAGATATGATTATTCATTATCTAACTACCTTAATTGTAAAGATTATGTAAATATTATATGTTCAGAACATGGTGAATTTTCACAATTAGCTGATTCACATTTAAGAGGTTGTGGTTGCCCTAAATGTGGTTTAAATTATGATAAATCTGAAGGTGAGGTGAAAGAGTTTATCAAATCAATTGGGGTGTTATATGTTGAAAATACTAAAAAAATAATATCACCATTAGAATTAGATATATATATACCATCACATAATCTAGCAATCGAATTTGATGGTTTATATTGGCATTCTGAAATACATAAACCATCAAACTATCATCTAAATAAAACCGAATTATGTGAGAAACAAGGTATACAATTAATTCACATATTTGAAGACGAGTGGAGAGATAAACAAGATATAGTTAAATCTAGACTATCAAATATCTTAGGATTAACACCCAATAAAATATACGCTAGGAAAACAGTTGTAAAAGAAGTGTCACCTAAATATTCTAAAGAGTTTTTAGATACCAATCATATTCAAGGCAACGTCAACTCAAGCATCAAACTAGGGTTGTATTATAATGATGAGTTAGTATCTTTGATGACATTTGGTAAGGGTAGGATAGCTATGGGTGGTGACTCAAATCAATACGAATTACTTAGATTCTGCAACAAACTAGATACAACAGTTATTGGTGGAGCTGATAAGTTATTAAAATATTTCATAAAAACATATAAACCAAAAGAAATTATTAGCTACGCTGATAGAAGATGGAGCCAAGGTGGGTTATATAATAAATTAAAATTTATAAACACCCATAATAGTAATCCTAATTATCACTATATAATAAATAATAAAAGAAAACATAGATTTGGTTTTAGAAAATCAATACTAGTTAATCAAGGGTACAATAAAGACCTTACAGAGCATCAAATAATGCTAGAAAGGAAAATATATAGAATATATGATTGCGGAACTATGGTATATAAAAAAACCCCAACTTATTAAGTTAGGGTTTTTTATTTTTATTTGGGTTATTTTAAATATTATTAAATGAAGCCCCAGTGTTCATTATTACAAATTCCACCTGAATAAACTCTAAAGCTCGCGTTGGTTTCAAGAAGATTTGACCAGTTAATTGGTTTTTATCGAAATCTTCTGGGTCATTTGAAAGAACGACTCTAAAGTCTGTTAAACCTCTTTGAGCTCTAATGTTATCTAAGATTGGGTTAACTTGGCTTAAGAATTGGTTTCTTACGATAGTATCGTTTTGTTCGAATAACAATCTGATACCAACAGCAGAAACAAGTTTTCTAGCTTGTAACAATAAACGTCTAACGTTGATTCTGTTAAGAGCTGTTTCTTTAACTTGAAGTGTTTTATTACCCCATATTTTGATACCGTCAGATGCGAAAGTAGCGATTGGGTTAATTCTATTATCATAAAGGATATCTCTACCAGCAAGTGTTAATTTAGCTCTTGCTTGAATAGCGTCAACATCACCTCTATTAACCCCAGCAACTGCGAACCATGGGTAAGAGATATTATCAGTCAAAGCAATATTTCTAACTACATCACGTGTTGGTGGAGTATAGATAAGTACATTATTTTCTTTATCATCAATTTGAATCCATGGCCAATAAGTACAAGAGTAGTTACTATCATAGTTACCATCTAATCTATCAACAACCTCATTTACATCTAATATTTGACCATCAGCAGAAGTATCTGGTGTTGTCATGATGTATAATGAATCGGCTCTATCGATTTCAGTCATTTCAATTGCAGCTTCAACTAAGTTAGTATTATCCCAGTTATCAATACCTGGTGTTGCAAAAATGTTGATATTAACAGCTTCTGGATTTTTGAATGTCCAAATTCCTTCTAAGTAAGCATAGTAATCAGAATTAATACCTAAATCACCACTTGTTAATGTTCTATTTTTAAATGTTCCACTAAGTAAACCAGAAGCACCATAAGTACCATTTATTGTGTATTTATCAGTGTTTGTTCTTCTTGTTCTATAATCATCCCATCCATCAAAACCACCGTAAGGTACAAAAGTAAATTTACGAGCGTTTAATTTTTCATAAGGACCACCAATTAAACCAGCTTCAGTTCTAAATTGCGAATCACCAGTGTCAAATTTAAAGATTGGTGAATAATATACACCATTAGCTGGAGTACCAGAAACTAAAATTTTAACGTTATCGATTGTTACAGCAGAAGCTGAAATATCCATATGGAAACCATTAGTTAAACCAGTCCAAATGTTAGGGTTTATTGTTTGAGGTATACCTTTATAATCAAAGAAATCCGCATCAATACCTACAGTATTTGAAATACCTAAATACGCTTTATTTTTGACTTCGGACGCTGTATAAGCAGTTTTATATAACATAGCTGGGTCAACCACTGTAGTATTTGAGTTAGATTGGTAATCACGGATTGGGTATCCAACGAAACCAGCTGGGAATGCATCACTATTATTAGTTGTATCATCAATTTCTAATAAAACGTATGCAGATTTAGATTTATAAACACCATCCAACGTACCAATCATTCTACCAATATAATTATTAGACGCTGGGTCCATAACACAGTTAGAGAAAGATTCTAATGGGTTAGGTAATGTATCTGAATCATTAAAAGCTCTAATACGAACATCAAATTGTTTTGTGTCTGGTCTGATGTTAACGATAGAAATTTTAAATTGTTCATTAGCTGCATTACCATCAGTAATTGTTGTAAATCTAAATAATTTCAATACTTTATTACCACGTAACTCAGAAACTACCCATGGAGTAATAGCTGGTTGAAATTCTTGTAGATAATCACTAAATTCATTAACATATGGTACCAACGCTTGTTTAATTCCTCTAATCTTTTTTAATTTATTATTTGTGTTAAATAAATTTTCAAAATATTCCTCAACAAATAATGCTGTGTTACCATCATCATTATTTCTCCCTAATACTTTATTAATTTTACTAGTTTTAGTTGAATCAAATGACAACGTATAATCAAAAGCACCTTGTCTAGTTGATGTACCACTAATTGAAAATACACCAAGTGGGTCATTAACAGAACTAGTTACTGTTGAATCAAATCCAATGTTAGTTGAACCAGTTATTTCGAATAATGGTAATTGACTACTAGTATCAACAGAACCTCTAGAACGTAACAAAGCAACTATTTG